CCCGGATGCAGGGATCATGTGATCAGAAAATGGTACCGGTTCCATTTTCCGCGAACGTACATGCTCGTTCACTTGTTTCTCAAGGAAGAACCACAGCCCCCAGAAGGCGGTGATTATTCCTAAGAGAACCTCAATCTTAAAGAGCCCTAGCATGCTAGGTCCTGGATTGGGCTCTATTCCTTCAGTCGTAAGGTCCTTAACAAAGTCACTCTCCCCAGTTAGAAAATCTAGCCACCCCGTCTTAAGAGGGGGCACAAGACTCAATTCCGTAGAGAGTTCTTTCGCTGTTGACCATTCGACTGAGCCAGGGACCGACATATTCGCAGCCGTCGGGCCTGGGAATTGTTTTGAAACCACCCATGTTAATAACGGGACCATATGTTGCCTGTACTCAGCCGGACAACTGGTCCATAAAGAACCGAACTGTTCTTTAGCGATGTTATATAATGTGGACGGATTGGACTTCTCATACCAAGTACGTAGGCGTCCTAACCGGCCATCCGTTTCAAAACTAGTTGTGCCCTCTCGTTTGTGACGGAGGATCCGAGAACCTCCCTTTCTTGTGATTGGTCTTGATTTAGACACTGGTGGGGCAGCCAGTGTCGTGGCTTGAATTTGGTATTCGGTGGCATCAGGCATGTTATGATCAACATTTTCAAGCCAGGTCCTGATATCTTGTGTAAGGCGTTGCATACCTTTTGCCCAGTCCGCTTGCCTATGCGGTAGTAACTGATGCCAAAAAATAGCGAATCCTCTTGGTGAGAGACGGAGGCCCCCAAGTGGTAATTGGTCACGATACAGTGCACTATTAGCCACAATGAAATGGGTGTTCTCCGTTTCCAACCAGCCAGCACCCACCGGTGCTTGGAGATTGTTAGCAACCCCTGCAACAGTGCCAGGTTGCCCATGTTTGTCCCACAACCATTCACCTTGTGAATTGGTTTTTACCCAATGGCCCCAAAGGCTTACAGGTAGACGGGTGAGACGACATCTATTGACATACCACTTTGTATCGACTTCTTCTAGTTTCTTCCGGTTAGCCCTTCCAGGCAGCGGAGGAGAAACTAAGAGTGGCATTGTGGTATGGGCGGTTAACTTTCCTCCTAGAGACACTTGCCATCGCTGTCCTAAAAGTCCCCGGCGCAAGATGGAAGGCCGGGTTGCTTTTAGAGGAAGAGTGTTGAATTCCACCACACCTGCTTTCAGAGTCGTGACTACATCAGTCATGGATTCGAGACGCTCTGTCACGTTGTCCAACGCAACTTGTGTTGACAATAATCTCGTTTCCGATGCTTGACAAGACGGGTGTGGTTTTGTTCCTTCACTTGTCGTGAATCCGACTGAATGATCAAATGTTGCAATTGTGCTTTCAGCGATCATCA